GTATTATTTCCGCAGGTTCTCCATCTCAATCAACATTTAGTTGTGGAGTATACATAGACGGTGTTCTTATTTCAAATTCACGACGTACAACTGATAAACCATTTGAAGCTCTAGATTTTGAATATCCCGTTATACTACAAACCGTAGCAACAATAACACAAGGACAAACAATTGATATTAGAGCTTATGCTGAACTCGGTGAACAACATATTGGACCAAGAATGGCATTATCTCTTATACCGATAGTTCTCTAAATTATAGTAAATACTCTTCTAAGTTGCTATTTATAGGTATAAACCAAAAGTTATTTAAATATGTCTTCAAAACACCATACGGACGAGATCTTCACACAAAAAAGAAGACCAAAAGGACCGATTAAATTTAAAGTTCAACTTAACGAAGAACAGAAACAAGCTAAATCTTTAATATTAAACTCTCCAATAACTACATTACGGGGAATGGCAGGAAGCGGTAAAACTCTAGTAGCAGTACAAGTAGCTCTAGACTTACTCTTTCAGAAGAAGGTAGAGAAGATTATCATAACAAGACCTACTGTGTCTAAAGAAGATATAGGGTTCTTACCAGGAGATATAAAAGAAAAAATGGACCCGTGGTTAGCACCAATATATCATAACCTATATGCTTTATACAGTAAGGAAAAAGTAGATAAGGAATTAGAAAATGAAAACATAGAAATAGTTCCTTTTGCTTTTATGAGAGGACGTACTTTTCTTAATTCTTTTGTAATTGTCGATGAAGCACAAAACGTTACTCATAATCAAATGGAAACAGTCATAGGAAGACTAGGTAAAGGTTCCAAAATGGTTATATGTGGGGATTTAGCACAAATAGATTTAAAGGATAAAAGGGAGACTGGATTCTCTTTTCTATCAAGGGTTGAAGAACAGGTAGAAGGGTTTGTTACCCATACATTATTAAAGAATCATAGGCATGATATTGTGTCACCTATACTTAAAGTGTATAAAACATTTAGAGATTAATTGATACAGTATCTCTTATTACAATACCTTACTATTTATAATAAAACTATACTCAATGGCTAATATAAGTATTTGGAATGGAACTAGCGCTTTTGCTTCTGGTCAAACCCCTTTTGGGTTCTATGACACAGATTCCTCTTTTGCAGGAGACGCAGATAAAGTAGCAAAATTCTGTGCTACAAGATTAGGGTACCCCTTAATGGATGTGGAATTACAATCAGGATCTCTTTATGCTTGCTTCGAAGAAGCAGTAACTACTTACGGAAACGAAGTATTTCAATATAAAATAAGAGAAAACTACTTATCTTTTGAAGGAGCACCAACTGGTAGTTCTTTGAATAACCAAATTGTAGAGCCAAACATTAATAGATTTGTACAGATAGCAAAGAATTACGGAACAGAAGCAGGAGTAGGTGGAAATGTAACAGTTCATTCTGATTACATAGAGCTAACCGGATCACATCAGAATTATGATATGAATGCTTGGGCATCAGCTAAAAGTATAACAGGGGGAATAGAAATTCGTAGAATATTTTACGAAGCACCTCCTGCAATAACTAGATACTTTGATCCCTATGCTGGTACTGGAACAGGTACTAACGCAATGATGGATCAATTCGGCTTTGGTAATATGAGCCCAGGAGTAAATTTTATGCTAATGCCAGCATCATACGATGTACTTAAAACACAAGCAATAGAGTTTAATGATCAACTTAGAAAATCAGCATTTACTTTTGAATTAGTTAATAATCAATTAAAATTATTCCCTATACCTAATAATGCTGGTAAACTGTACTTTGAATACATGACTAATGCAGATAAATCAGCATTAAACTTTGATTCTAACACAGGAAATATAACAACTGTATCGGAAGTACCTTACAGTAATCCAGAATATGCACATATTAACAGTGTTGGACGCCAATGGATATTTCAATTTACATTAGCTTTAGCAAAAGAAATGTTAGGGTACGTAAGAGGTAAATACCAAACAGTACCAGTACCGGGATCTGAAGCAACTCTTAACCAAGCAGACTTATTAACAGATGCTAGAGCAGAAAAAACAGAACTTCTAACTAATTTAAGAAGCATGTTACTTGAAGCATCAAGAGGAGTACAAATGGAAGCACAAGCAAAAGAGTCTGACTTCTTAAGAGCTACACTATCTCAAGTTCCAATGACAATACACGTAGGATAATGAAATTAATGACGATAATAGAGGAGATAGTATTTAGTACCTATGAAGGTATGATTAGGTTAATGTACAAAGATGACGAAAGCGAGAACATAGCTGAGCTATTACGTGCTTTACCGGGGATTACCGCTGTTACTAATGCTGGTTCATCATCGGAAATGGGAAGTATGACTTTTAAAGTAAAGTTAATAACTCAAAAAGATAAAGAAGAGGCTTTTGAAGCATTTAAGACTAATGCAGTCAGTAAGTACCCTAATATAATTAAAATAGAAATCGCTAACGAAACTATAGAAGAGAAGTAATGATATTTGGAAGCAATAGAGATTTTAAACTACTAGTCGGGATTAATAGGGAACTATTAAAAGATATCGTTGAGCAAGAAATACTTCTATACAAAATAAGCTTATCAGATACTTCAACAAACATATACGGAGAAGCATTAGAGAAAACTTACTTAGAACCAGTTAAATTTAATTGTCTTATTACTAGAGGTGACCAAGTTTATGATATAGATGAGTTTGGAACAGATTTAGGTCGTACAGCTTCATTTGCTTTACTAAAAGAAGATTTAAAAGATGTTCAATTGGTAGCTCAAGTAGGAGATATTATAATGTGGCATGAAGATTACTACGAAGTAGATTCTATTAAGGAAAACCAACTCTTCTACGGTAGAGATAGTGATTATAACGTTCAAAGAACAGGTGGATATGGAGATTCTATCTCTATTGTACTTGATTGTCACTTAACTAGAGCAGATAAGGTAGGAATTTCAAGACAGAGATTATAATTATGGGTAGAAAGAAGAAACCAGTACCAAGTACACAGACAGAGTTACTGCATAAGCAGTTAACACCGCTTTTGCCTACAGGAAAAGCTCCATTACCGGATAATAAGAGGAGAGAGAATCAAATTAGCGTTAAAGGTGACGATGTAAAGAGATTAACAGTAGGATTAAGAGATATAGATGAAACTATCAGTTATTACTTTGATAATGTAATCAAACCTACAGTAATGCAAAACGGAGCTAAACAAAGCGTTCCTGTATTATATGGATCTCCTGAAAGATGGAAAGCAGTACAGAAAGATGGATACTATAGAGATAAAAACGGTAAGATACAAGCTCCTCTTATTATGTTTAAGAGAGATTCTGTTGAAAAAAATAGAAGTCTTAGTAATAAAATTGATCCTCGTAACCCTATTAACTATGGAATCTTTAAAAAACAGTTTTCTAAGAAGAATGTATACGATAGATTCAGTGTAGTAACTAATAGACAGCCTATAGAAGAATACCATGGAGTTGTAGTACCAGAATACGTAACTTTAACCTATTCTTGTATGATCTTCACAGATTATATAGAACAAATGAATAAGATAATAGAAGGTATAAACTATGCCTCTGATTCTTATTGGGGAGACACTGAAAAGTTTAGTTTCAGAGCTAGGGTAGATTCTTATGCTACAGCAACAGAGTTAACACAAGGTACTGATAGAGCAGCTAAGACGACATTTACTTTAGTACTTAATGGTCACATAATACCTGATACTATCAATGCTCAATTAGCAGGAATGAAGAAGTTTTACTCTAAATCGTCAGTAACGTTTGGTTTAGAAATGGCAGGTAACCTAGAACAACTAGTAGCTAAATCTAAAACATCAGAATCTGATAATGACTATAGGTTCTTTGATCAAGGTACATTAGGAGTACAGAGATTTGGTATGTCACAACCACAAATTGAGTATGTAAACCTTCATAATACCTTTTCATCTGATTTCGTATCAACAAACACAGCTATCTTTAATAATAGAACAATAGTACAACAACCAGCAGGATTCGGAGCAGGTGATGAGCGATTCCAGCTATATATTAACGGTATGCATATACCTCCTCTAGTTTATACAGTCCAACAGGTAGGAAATGACGTATCAGCAGTAATACAGACAGGACAAACAGAATATACGTTAGATAGTGGGGATGAGGTAATTTTAAGCGGAAAAATACAATAAACAATGGCATTAATTCAATGGAAACAAATAGACTCGTATTTATCTGGCTCAAAAGAGTTAACAGGTAGTTTACACATATCTGGAACAATTTCAGCAGATGAGTTTATTGGTATCGATGCATCAGCTATATTTACCGGATCTGTATCAGCTTCTGTTAACCCAACAGGTAATATATTTGTAGTAAGCAGCGGTAGTGAGAATTTACTAACAATAGATGAAGCTGGAAACGTAGTAGTTGAGGGTAGTCTTACTGCACAAGAATTTTACACTGAAATAGTTAGTGCTTCTATAATATTTGAATCAGGATCAACACTATTCGGTAACTCTTTAGACGATACACACCAATTCACAGGTAGTTTAAGAATAAGCGGATCAGATGGACATCAAATATCAGGCTCTTTATCAGTTCAGACAGGTAATGTATCAACTACAGCTATTAAGTCTAACAATACAACAGTTGGTTACCCAAGTTCTAATGACTGGAAGAATAATTTAGACGGTTCTTACTTTAATAACTTTGACCATGACACTCATATATCCGAAATAGTAAGGTTTATGGCAGGTGTTATGAGTGCTTCTTTAGATGTAGCAGATGCAACACCGAATACAAAGATATATGCATCAGTAACACCAACATATTCATTAGGTTCTACTATACCTAAAGATACTCTATTTACTGGAGTGCTAGGAAGTACATATGAGAACGCTAAACTATCAGGTAACTGGTATAACTCATCTAATATAGACCTAACGTTAACAGGTTCTATTAAATCAACACAAGAATACCTTATAGACAAAGGTTTTCTATTAAACTCGGAGACTGGATCAGGTGTATTAGACAATAATGTAGGTACAAACCCATTTAGTAATGGATATGGAAGCAGAATACCCTCTACCATAATAACTCAAGCAACATTTAATACTAGTTCATTTACAGTATCAGCAAACGCAGGAGGATCATCTGAGGTTTACAGTAATAGTAATTACTTTGGATTAGGCACAGTAACCGGAGCAGCACAAGCAGCAACTCCATTCTATGTAAGAGTTTACGCAACCCAATCTTTTAGCGATAACTACTCTGATAGCACACCATCAGCATCATCAACCTTTTCTTCAGCTTCTCTTTTAGACTACTCTATAACAAATTTCGGTAATTCTAATGGATTATCACTTGCTAAGATTATAACAACCCAACCTGCTGTTATACCATCGTTATATCAGGATGGGGACTTTACCAATGTGGTAGGAACAACAAGCGAAAGAATATATACATCTGGATCTACAGCAGCTAACTCAATATCAGCTAGTGGTTACTATAACCTTCATGATATAAAGGTAGGATTAAGATCAGGTTCACAAGCACAGTATGTAGAAAAGACAGCAGCCAACAGCATAACAGGGTTTTATCTCTATACCGGAGACGTACCTACTGATATAGTAACTTCTGCACCAACAGCAAGTATAAGTAATACACAGTTAACAAGAACAGGCTTTACAGCTACTTCTAGATCTTTATCAGGAGCCCCTTACCTATTAACAACAACATATAGTTATACATTTCAAGGAGATGTAAATGGAAGTTTTGATCCTGGATATGGGTACAACACTACCCCTTTAGTTATTGATAGAAGTATAGATACCTGGGCTAATATTGGAGCACATAGTTTAAATAACAGAATTATAAGTACAACCCCTTCAGGAGTACAGTCTAATATCTCTGGAGTACAAGGAGTTGTTAGTTCAAACAAAGCAACACAGAGATCAGTAGGAGATATACCGTATATAGACGATATATGTTACACTACATCATCATATAGTTTTTCATTAAACAGTAATGCTGATAACGTTCAACAAACTAGAGCTTCCCAACAGAGTACTACATATTCATTACAGTTTAGATTAACAGGTAGAAATTGGAAAGGAACTTCCAATGTATCTTCTTCAGCAACTACGTTATTTTACGATGAATCTGTATTTGGTCAAAGTAAGACAACATTAATGGGTATCTACAGTCGAGCACAAGGGTATGATGCTAGTTCTTTAACAGGAACATCTGAAAACTTTAGTGGAGAAGATCATAGAATTAGAGTTAACAACAATGTATTAGCTTTTAACGGAGATTTATTCACTACTAACACTTATGATGTAACAAACGTACTAGGTAATTATGATTTACAGGTTAAACCTGGTTACTTAGTAGATCCAGGAGGAAACTACGGATATTGGTATGATGCTGACTTTGGAACAGGAGTCTATAAGTACTATATACGTAAATTTAGAACTAGTGGGACTAAGACATCAATGACAGTTAATTTAGGTAAAACCTTAGTCAATTGGGATGCAACTACTAATGGAGTAGCAGCAACAGTGCTATTTAAATCATCTGCAAGCGGTAGTGGAGCAAATAATAGTTTAACAACCGCAAGATTATATGATCCATCAGAATTAAATTCTAATTCAATAGAATCTACTATAACCACTGATAACTTTAAGAATCCATTTACAAGTAATTTAGACCTATATGGTAATATAGGAGGAAGTGTTAGTTCAACTACATACACTATACCTTTAAGAAATGCAGATGGAATGTACTTAGACAGTAACGATAACGAATTTTACATAATAGTAAGGTATAAAGGAGATCCATCTCCAGTAACAGATATAAATATTACTACAACATAATGGGATTAATAGATAACACAAAAAAAGCATTAAGATTACTGATAGGTAGAAGGTTTACCAGTCAGGACCTTTCTATGCAACAAGAAGCATTTACTTCTACGTTAGATATAAGAAGCGCTGATGTGTACACCCAGGATCACTTAATTCCAGCTGTTAGTCTACCTTTCAGTGGTAGTAGTCAACACGGTGAAATACATAACGAAGTTATTCAATATTGGTTTAGACATAAATTAACAAAATCTAATTTAGACTCAGATGTATGGTTCTTTTTAAACCCAATAGGAAGCGACTCCGGGGTTACACCGCAGATTATTAACTCTAACCAGCAGGTTAACTTTATATCAAGTAAATATTCTTCACCTACTTTAACAAACGCAGGTACAGAAGACGTTACACCGGGTTATAATGTAGTATTGTATAAGTCTACATCAACAGATAGTGGAAGCTTCTCCGGTAGTGATAAAGTTTCAATTAATGATTACCAATTTGATTATAAAACAGGAATTATACAGTTTGATCAGAATAAACCAACATCTAATCAAAAAATTTACATAACAGTATACCAGTACATTGGGAAAACATTACTAAATGATCCTAATATAGGTATATTTGAACAGACAGGTTCTTTTTATTCAACAACAAATGACTTAAAAGTTACAGGTTCATTTGACTTTGCATTAAACGGAACGACAGATAAAATAACAGTATCCTCTGATGGTGATTTAAAGTTTGAATTCAATGAGCAGGGAACAGCTACCTTCAAACCTCAAGATGTCGCCCCTACTGCAGTAAGTGGAGGACTATTTTATAGTGGATCAGACGACTACTTCCTTGGATTTAATAATTAGACGATATTTATAACATATAAAACATACTTTGTAACATGGCAAACTGGAAAAAGATAATAGTAAGTGGATCGGACGCACATTTAGGTGCTGTTACATCCTCTATACTAACTAATAATAATATTTTAACTACAGGTGCAGGAGGAGCAATAGAAAGCTCTGGAATTACATTTGTAAGCAGCACACTCGCATTAGGATCATCAATCATAACCTCAACAGGAGCAACCTCTATTTTATCAGGTTCTTTTAGTGGTTCTTTCCAAGGTGATGGTTCATTACTAACAGGGTTACCTACTGTATTAGCTATAGCAGGAGATTCTGGAACAGATAATGTAAGTTTACTAACTGATACTTTAACAGTAGTAGGTGGGACTTCATTAACAGCAGCAGTAACTGACAATCAAATCTCAATAGGAGTTGATAATGCAGGAATTACTGCAACTCAATTAGCTGCATCTGTAGCAGGTACCGGTTTATCAGGAGGAGCTGGAACAGCACTATCAGTTGATTATGGATCAGGCGCTGGAACAGCAGTACAGGGTAATGTTACCTTTTCTTTAAGCGGTACAGGAGGAGAAATAGGAGTAACAGGTACAACATCTCAAGCATTAGGAGGAGGACCTAGTTATACTCTAACCTTACCAGATACGATTTCAGGTAACAGAACATTTTCTAGTAACTTAACAGTAACTGGAGACTTAACAGTTAACGGGACAACTACAACATTAAACACTTCTAACTTAGAAGTAGAAGATAAATTTATATTCTTAAATGCTGGTTCAGGTTCAACAGCACCAACAGGAGAAGGTGGTATTATAGTTGAAGCAGGAACAGCAGATTCAGGTTCAGCATTCTACTACGATGGTAACAGCTCTAGATGGTCATTAGCAGACGGTGTTAAAAAAGATGCAACATCAGTTACACCAGAAGCTTTTTCTCCTGTAGTTGTAGATGTAGCAAATAGTCAAACAGATGCTACTAAGTATCAAAAGAACGGTAACATTAAAGTAGATGGAGCTGGAGAAATTTGGATTTATTCATAAAAATTCGTAAATTAGTTATATATGGGCATTTTAACAAAGCAAAAACTGAAAGCTGTAGAAGGACTTTCAAAAGAAGATCTTGAATTTGTACTAACAAAACTTAGATCAGCAAATTATTCCGGTCATGAGTTCGAACACTTTTATAAAGTTTGGTCCTTATTGACAACACACCTTAAAACAATTAAAAAATAACAACGGAGCCTTACGGGCTCCTTTGCTATTTATACGTATATTATTGGCCCGTAAGGGAAGTGGACAGGTA